ATGGCCACCAGCAAGAAAACCCCGATCAGCGTCGAAGCGCTCAAGCACGATGAAGCCACGCGCAAAAACATCCCCACGGCGGAATATCAAGCAGTGCTCGCCAAGGCCGAGCAGGCGCCGGTGCGCGTGGCGATGGAGCGGCGCAACCACGATCTCGATCCGCAGTTGGTGTGGCGTGGCAAGGACGGGCGGGAAGACGCCAGCCTGGTGGTGCAGGCCGCGCCGCTCTACATTCAGGAGAAGGTGCATCCGAAGGTGCTGGTGGACGACCTGCGCCGCCAAAGCCAGCGTCGGCGCGAGGCGCAGGCGCAGCAGCAGATGGGCGCGATGGTCGACCTGTTCGCCGACTTCAATGGCCTGCCCAGTGAGGCCGCACGCACCGAGTTCTACCAGCACGACGCGCACTGGGCCAACCGCTTCATCCTCGGCGATTCGCTGCAGGTGATGGCGAGCCTCGCCGAGCGCGAGGGCTTACGCGGCAAGGTGCAGTGCATCTATTTCGATCCGCCGTACGGCATCAAGTTCAACAGCAATTTCCAGTGGTCCACCACCAGCCGCGACGTCAAGGACGGCAACGCTGATCACATCACTCGCGAACCCGAGCAGGTGAAGGCATTCCGCGACACCTGGCGCGACGGCATCCATTCCTACCTGACCTATCTGCGCGACCGGCTGACGGTGGCGCGGGAACTGTTGACGGACTCAGGTTCGATCTTCGTGCAGATCGGGGATGAGAATTTGCATCGTGTAAGGGCGGTGATGGATGAGGTGTTTGGCGATGGGAACCTCTGCGCGCAGATCACCGTCGTAAAGACGGCGAGTCAATCGGCGGAACTCATAGCGGGAACCGCGGACTATGTGCTTTGGTTCGCGAAGAATCGCGATGACGTGAAGTTTCGGACCCCGCTCCTATCAAAAGGGCTCGATGCGGATCGTTCAGGAGTCTATCGTTGGGTTCGACTTCCGGATGGATCGCAGCGTTCGCTCACTGATGAGGAGCGTTCGACACGGTCGACTGCCAACGTTTTTGCCGCTGATAACATCACATCTCAGCGGCCCCCAGGTAGCTTCCCTGTAACGCTCGGAAATCGAATCTTCGGGCCGGGCAAGGGATACTGGAAGACCGGTGAGTTAGGGATGGCTCGCTTGATCCGAGCCAACCGAGTTGCGCAAGCGACGAACAGCTTGAGATACGTCCGCTTTCTTGATGACTTTCGGGCCCAAGCCATCGGAAACGTCTGGACAGATACTGGGACGGGCAGTTTCACCGATGAGAAAATCTACGTTGTGCAAAGCGGGACCAAACTGGTCCAGCGTTGCCTTCTTATGGCTACAGATCCAGGAGACCTTGTTCTCGATCCGACGTGCGGCTCCGGTACCACCGCCTATGTCGCCGAGCAATGGGGCCGTCGCTGGATCACCATCGACACCTCGCGTGTGGCGCTCGCGCTGGCCCGCGCCCGCATCATGGGCGCGCGTTATCCGTTCTACCTGCTCGCCGACAGCCGCGAAGGCCAGCAGAAGGAAGCCGAACTCACGCGCACCGCGCCCAGCAGCAAGCCCACCCAGGGCAACCTCCGTCAGGGCTTTGTCTACGAGCGCGTGCCGCACATCACGCTCAAGTCCATCGCCAACAACGCCGAGATTGACGTCATCTGGGACAAGTTCCAGGCACTTCTGGAACCGCTGCGCGCTGCCTTGAACAAGGCAGTTGGCCGACAGTGGGAGGATTGGGAAATCCCGCGGCAAGCGGACGCCAAGTGGTCGGACGCCGCCAAACAGGCGCATGCCGACTGGTGGCAGCAGCGCATCGCCCGCCAGAGGGAAATCGACGCCTCGATTGCCGCCAAGGCCGATTCCGAGTTCCTGTACGACAAGCCCTATGAGGACAAGAAGAAGGTGCGCGTGGCCGGGCCGTTCACCGTGGAGAGCCTCTCACCCCACCGCGTCCTGGGTGTCGACGAAAACGACGAACTCATCGACCACGTTGCCGAAGCGCAAGCCAAGTACGGCCGCGACTTCAACGCCATCATCCTGGAGAATCTGCGTACCGCGGGCGTGCAGCAGGCGCGCAAGGCCGACAAGATCGACTTCACCGCGCTTGCGCCGTGGCCGGGCGAACTGATCGGTGCCGAGGGGCGCTACCTCGAAGGCGCCGACGAACGCCGAGCCGCGATCTTCATCGGCCCGGAATTCGGCACCGTCACCCGCGTCGATCTCGCGGCCGCCGCGCGCGAGGCGGCTGAAGCCGACTTCGATGTGCTGATCGCCTGCGCCTTCGGTTTCGACGCGCACGCCAGCGAACTCGGCAAGCTCGGCCGCATCCGCGTGCTGCAGGCGCGCATGAACGCCGACCTGCACATGGCCGAGGATTTGAAGAACACTGGCAAAGGCAACTTGTTTGTGATCTTCGGCGAACCCGACATCACCCTGCTCGACGCCGGCGAGACCGGCGAGCCCGGTCAGTTGCGCGTCAAGGTGAACGGCGTCGACGTGTTCCACCCCAACAGCGGTGAGATCCGCAGCGACAGTGCCGATGGCATTGCCTGCTGGTTCATCGACACCGACTACAACGAGGAGAGCTTCTTCGTTCGACACGCCTACTTCCTAGGGGCGAACGACCCCTACAAGGCGTTGAAGACCACCCTGAAGGCGGAGATCGACGCCGATGCCTGGACCAGCCTCAACAGCGACACCTCGCGCCCCTTCGACAAGCCCACCTCCGGGCGCATCGCGGTGAAAGTCATCAATCACCTGGGAGACGAGGTGATGAAGGTTTTCCGGGTGGTGTAGCCTGTGATTCAAGAAGCCAGTTCGATGGCCAAAATCGCATGAAGACGACCTTTTGCCAGCCCCGGTTCACTGGGCAACGGTTCGACGAGCACACACTGCCGGTGGAGGTGGCGCGTGACCTCGCGGCCTACGAGGCATTGGTCATCGATCTGGCGAAGCACCTCTACAAGCTGGAAAACCCCAAACGCGAACGGGCACCCAAAGGCTTTGCGGCCAATTTCAGGCTGGATATTCAGGAGATCGGCGACGGCAGCACCAAGCCGCTGCTGGCGGTGGTGATGTCCGGCATGTTGGCGTTGTCCAACTCGGAGCCCAGCCATTTCGAGCGCGCACGCGATCTGATCGCCGAATGTGTCGCCGCCCCGGAAGGCCGCTTGCCGGAGCATTTCCCGAAGGAACTGCTGAGCCACTTCAACCAGTTTGGCCGGTCTCTGCGCGATGGCGAAGCCCTGGAATTGCCGTTAGCCACCTCCGGCAACGCCGTGCTGAACCCCGAGCGCCGCAAGAAGCTGGTGTTGGCCGCCAGCGAGGAATACGAACGCGAAGTCGAATTGCAGGGTTATATCGGCGAGGTGGATTGGGAGAAGTCCACGTTCCGACTTCGGCTTGCCGACAACAGCACGATGGACGTTCCGTTGCTGCCATCCTTTCATGACGAAGCGCGCGCTTACGGTGGACGTTCGCGTCACTGGGTCATCGTCAAGGGCGTAGGAACCTTCAACGCATGGGACCGTCTAAAGCGCATCCTGTCCGCCGAATCGTCGGAAGTTGTGAAAAACGTCGTGATCGCCAATCGCCTCGATGAACTGGCGCAGCTCGCGCCGGGCTGGTTCGAGGGCGCGGGCTTGGCGCCGGACAAGGATCGGTTGTCGCAGTTTGCCGAGCAGTTGACCGCATCGTATCCCGACGGTCTGGTGCTGCCTGCCATCTTCCCCACGCAGGATGGCAACCTGCTGCTGGAGTGGGATGCGGTCGGCGATCCTTCACTGGATGTGCGGCTCGCCGACTTGTTGGCGAGCTATCACGCCTTCGATGACGACGGCGCTGACATCGAGCGCGACTTCCGCTTGGACGGCGAACAGGGATGGAGCGAATTGCACGCTTTCCTGAGCGCCAACATCAGGAAGCGCCAGGCATGAACGACGACACCCTGCTGCTGCGCCAGGTGCATCCGCAGTTCTTGAAGGACGATCAGCTCACCAGTCAGGCCTTCTTCCCGTTTCCGAAGGACAACGGGCGATTGTCGGTGTACGACGGCGATCAGATCTCGGCGGAAGCGTCATACCGCCACTACACCGAAGCTTTGGGCTTCCAGTCTCAAGGTGTTTGGGCCGTGTCCGGCGCAGAGAGCGCCGGCGTCGGTTTGGCGTATGTCCCCGATCCGCTGACGGAATCGCCCGCGCACGCAGTGATCGACTTTGGCCAGCGACCGGAGAAGGAATGTCGCAAGCTGGCCAAGCGACTGCGCGACCACGCGGTCCAGCGCGGCTGCCTGCATGCGGCAGGCGACGCAGCCTAGACGATGGACTTCCGCATCGCCGACACCTTCACCGATAGTCTCGCGCGGCTGACCGGCGACGAGCAAAAAGCCGTCAAGAGCACCGCCTTCGACTTGCAGCTCAATCCAGCCAGCCCTGGCATGAGCTTCCACAAGCTCGACCGTGCCAAGGACCCACGTTTCTGGTCAGTACGGGTTGGTACCGACCTCCGGCTGATGGTGCACAAGTCATCCAGAAGCCTGCTGTTGTGCTACGTCGATCACCACGACAAGGCCTACGCGTGGGCTGAACGACGGAAACTGGAAGTACACCCGACCACTGGAGCGGCGCAGTTCGTGGAGGTGCGTGAGCGCGTGGAGGAAATCCGCGTGCGGAAAGTGGTCGAGGTGGAAGCGCCGACGCCGCTACGCGCCGAATCCGCCAAGCGCACACCCAAGCCCCTGCTGTTCGCCCATACGCCAGAGCAGTTGCTGCTCGGTTTCGGTGTTCCGGCGGAATGGTTGGACGAAGTGCGCGGCGCGGACGAAGATTCGCTGCTCGATCTGGTCGACCATCTTCCCGCCGAGGCCGGCGAAGCCCTGCTGGAACTGGCGACCGGCGGCACGCCGAAGGTGGCACCGGTGGCGGTGGCCCCGAATGCCGATCCCTTCGAGCACCCCGACGCGCTGCGCCGCTTCCGTGTTGTTGCAAACGTGGAGGAACTGGAGCGCGCCTTCGAGGCGCCGTGGGAGAAGTGGACGATCTTCCTGCACCCGGATCAGCGTCAGTTCGTCCAGCGCGACTACAACGGCCCGGCGCGCGTTTCCGGCTCGGCGGGCACCGGCAAGACCATCGTGGCCCTGCATCGTGCGGCCCACCTGGCGCGCGACAATGTCGATGCACGGGTGCTGTTGACGACATTTTCTGAAGGTCTTGCAACCGCACTGCGCGCGAAGCTGCGACACCTGATCAGCTCGGAGCCAAGGCTGGGCGAGCGCATCGAAGTCGCCGCGCTGGATGCCGTGGGCCTGCGGCTTTATGAGTCCAGTTTCGGCAAGGCTCGAATCGCGACCGTCGCCGATGTGAAGGCGCGACTGGCGAAGCATCGCGCGGGGGCATCCAGTTCGCGCTTCGGCGAGACGTTTCTGTTCGGCGAGTGGCAGCAGGTCGTCGATGCGTGGCAGTTGGAGACGTGGGAGGATTACCGAGACGTCAAGCGGCTGGGGCGCAAGACCCGATTGTCTGACGCACAGCGATCGACGTTGTGGTCGGTGTTCGACGCAGTCCGTCAGGAACTGAAGGCCGAAGGACTGGTCTCGATGGCAGGCGTCTTCACGCGGCTGGCGAGCGAAATACCCAAGCGCAAGCATCCGCCTTTCGAGCATGTGGTGCTGGATGAGGCGCAAGACGTGTCGGTGGCCCAGTTGAAGTTTCTGGCCGCCCTGGGCGGCGCGCGCCCGAATGCGTTGTTCTTCGCAGGCGACCTGGGCCAGAGAATTTTCCAGACAGCGTTCTCGTGGAAGTCTCTCGGAGTGGATGTGCGCGGACGGTCCAGATCCCTAACCGTCAACTACCGCACTTCGCATCAGATTCGTGCGCAGGCGGACCGGCTGCTCGGTGAAGAGATCGCCGATGTGGATGGCAACACCGAGTCCCGCAAGGGCACGGTGTCAGTGTTCAACGGCCCCGCGCCCAGCGTCCGCGAGTTCAAATCGCATTCGCTGGAGATCGAAGGTGTCGGCGACTGGCTCAGGGCTCAAACCGAGGGCCGACTGGCCCCGCATGAAATCGGCGTGTTCGTTCGCAGCGCCGCTGAACTGGATCGCGCCGAACAGGCGCTGCAACGCGCGGGGTTGCCCTTCGTCGTGCTGGACGAAAAACTGCAATCGGTGACCGGGAAGGCATCTGTCGCCACCATGCACTTCGCGAAGGGCCTGGAGTTCCGCGCTGTGGCGGTCATGGCCTGCGACGACGAGGTCATCCCGCTGCAATCCCGCATCGAGGGCGTGAGCGACGAGAGCGATCTCGACGAGGTCTACGCCACGGAGCGGCATCTGCTCTATGTGGCTTGTACGCGGGCACGCGAGTTTTTGCATGTGTCCGGCGTCTCGCCAGCGTCAGAGTTCCTGGGGGACTTGAAGTCGTAGTGCACCACAAACTGGCGCTCGACAAGCGTCGATTACTCGGTGGTGGACGCCATCTCCCTGACCCACGATTGCAGCGCCCTCAGTTGCTCGGCGTTTTCGTGACAGGTCTGGTAGTTGGTGGCAACAGTCCCCGCGACGGCAGAGAGCGCAATGTCTGCGGCGGCCGCATCAGTATCTCGGGCGGGCTCGGGCAATGCACCTGCGGCGGCAGCGTCGTGCAGGCGCACAAAGCCACGGTTGATAGTGCAAGCAGCATCGGCTTGGACGGGCACATAGACGGGCACCTCCTTGATGATGGTGTCGCCCTTCTCGCGGACGACACGAACGCGGTCGACGTATTCGGTGATGACCTCGACGGTGGCTTGCGCCTGCTCCTCGCGGACAGCGGTGGCCTGCAGAGCTTGTTGCTGGACGGCGGCATCCCACTTGGCTTGAACGTGGCCCGCGCCCTTGACCCAGCCGAAGCCGACCAGGGCGAGGCCGAGCGCCGCCAAGGCCAGCAGCCGGTACGGCCAAGGAATCACGCTCACGATGCCTCCCCGAGGCACTGCCGATATTCGACCTCACGCCGTTTGGCCAGTCCGCCGCACAGCCGCGCATTGGCGGGCAGCGCGCAGTCCTTGCCTTGGAAAAATCTCCAGCGCAGCAACTCGGAACACGCCCCGGCGTAGTCCTCGGCGTTGAGTTTCTTCACCAGCGTGGACTGGCAGAACGCATGGCTGCCGACGTTGTAAGAAAAGCTCACCAGCGCGTCGTACTCGTGTTGAGCTAGCGGTACGGTCACGCATTGCTTGAGCGCGCCCTCGAACTGCTGCACATCGGCTAGCGCCCGAGCCAGCGCCTTCGGCGGCGTGGTGGTGTCGCCAATCCTCACCCCTGTGGTGGCGCCGAAGCCAATGGTCGGCACATCGCCTTTGACCGGGATAACCGCGCGGTCGGTATAGCCCTCGTGCAGCAAGATGCCGACCAGGGCGGCGGCGGACAGGCTAAGACCGGCCACCGTCCTGCGCACCGCTGGAGTTGGCGGCGGGATCATCGGTGCATCCCCGGCTGCGCCACGATGCGGGCAACCGTCGCGCCGATGCTGCAAGCAAAGGCCAGCAGCACAAACGCGCCACGCGGCAGGATGTCGCCGAACAGTGGCACCACCACTTCCGCCGCCGTGAGGGCAGCCGCCATAAGCGAGAATCGGATGCTCCAGGCACGGCGCAGAACCTGCCGCCAGTCGTCGAGCAGGCAGAGCTTGGGTTTCATTGCGCGCCTCCCAACAGCTTGAGCTTGATGGCGGCCCCGACCAGCAGCGCGGCCAGGATGCCGGTGGTGATGACCTTCACCGTGGTTTGCCACGCTGTGCGACGGGCATCGCGCCACGCTTCCAGGAGGTCGCGCAGTTCGCGGATGTCCTTCGCCGCGTGTCCGTTTTCCAGCCCAAGATGGGCGAGGCAACGCTCGGCGCCCCGTTGGGCAGCGATGTTCAGCAGCTCATCAAAGTCCTCGTGCCGCAGCAGCAGCGTGGGTTCGATGGGCGGTACATCAGTTTCTTCGGTCATCGTCGGTCTCCAGAAATGACGAAACCCGCCCAGCGGGAGCCGGAGCGGGTTTCAGGGGTGAAGTGGAAGGGGTGCGGCTTAGATGTCGATGACTTCCAGCGGCAGAGACGGCGCATCGCCTTCGATGACGCCATCACGGACGAATACGGTCTGGCCCAGGCTGGCTTCGCCACGTCCGTGGACCAGCCCGCCGCCCGGCAACGCGATCACGGCGCGGCTCGCGCCAACTTCGATCACGATGCCGGCTTGCAGCGGTGGATCAGGCAACAGCTGTCGGAACTGCCGGTAGATGTTATGCACGGCATTCCACCCCGAGGGTTTGCCAGACTTCCGGGAACCCCGCCTCGATCCGCGTGGAACGCACCAGACCGAGCCGCGACACGCTCCCGTCCTGGTACTCGACAAAGGTGCCCGGCTCGACGATGCCGGTTTCCGGCAGTACGGGCAGACGCAGGCCCACTTCGAACTGCTGACCCGTGTCGGCCAGGATCGCAGTGCCGCGCTGGCGTGCCGCGGCGGCCTCGGTGATCAACGCGTCGACCACCATCGGTGCGATCACGTTTCCTGCCGTACCGGTGCGCGTGACCTGGCCGAGCACACCGGCGCTCTGGCCAGATACGAACACCCGGTTGTAGGCGGGCTTTTCGAGCCAGCGCAGGGATTCGCGCGAGACCGCATCGACCGGCAGGATCAGATCAGGGGTCACGGCATGCCAGTCCCAGGGCGCCACCGGGTATCGATGGCGCACCCGCAGGATCGCCTCGGACGGATGCGGCAGCAGATAGCCACCGGGCGCCTCAGCAATGGCGGCCAGCGCATCGATCCAGGTGCCTTGGTGGGCGAACACGCCTGCCGGCACATTCCAGTCCGGCAGGCCCCAGTCGATGCTCCAGCCCAGCGGCACACCGTTGATGGTGAGTACGTCATCCATCAACTGCCGTGCGGTTCGCGGCTGTGAATTGGCGAACGACATCACCGGCGCGTAGGGCGCGGACAACACCGCCGTGCGCCCGCGCCCGGACAGACGAAGGCTGGCCTCGCCGAAGCTGCGCTCACGGGTCAGGTTCTCGGCCAGCACGCGAAAATCGGTGCCGTTGATGTGAGCGACCAGTTCCACCGGAGGCGCCCCATCTGCCGGGGCGATCAAGGCCTCGGCAATGGCAGGCAGCGTGGCCTCGAAGCCCCAAGCCCAGGAGTCGACGTCGAGACTCAGCGACAGCGAGATCACCGGAGCCGGCACGCCATCCGGCCATCGATGCAGCGTCACGTGGTTCAGCACGACATAGACCCCTCGGATCGGAACGACGACCGGGCCGCCTTGGCCGGGCCCAGGGTGGTTTTCGCAGACGAAGACCAGATGGCCCTGCGTCGTCGCCATTTCGGCAAACAGCAGGTTCGGATTCGGCGTGTAGCAGGGAACGAACGGTGGATCGGGGTCATCCGGGCGTACTGGAGGGCGCCCTGGCGGCGGCCGCATCGCGTTCTGCCAGCGCGCGGCCATCCAGCGGCGCATGGTTGTGGCGACCTGGATCGCTTCGAAGAAGCGCAGGCTTGGGTGAGCCTGGGCCACGTCGAAGCGACAGCTTATGGGCGGACGACGATCTCGCAGGCCGTCCTCATGGCGCACGCGACGTTCCAGCACGTCCATGCGGGCGGCATTCGCATAGGCCACCGGGCCTGCCGTTCGCAGGTGGAGCGATTCGCTATGCGGAACCCGGAGCGCACCCGGCGATTGCGGAACCGCGCCGTGAAACCGCGCCGTCGCCGACACCGGTGCGCGCATCAACGTCGCCGCGCGCCGCGTGGTTACGTTGGCGTCGTGCGATTGCCCTGTTCGCCAGGACGTCCGCGCCTGCGACGGGTGGCGGGCCGTGGATGCGGTGCGATGCTCGGCCCCGTCCTCGAACCCGCGACCGCGTTGCCAAGCCGACCTGTTGCTGCCCACCAGCGGACGTGCGGCCCGAGACTGGTATCGCCCCTCGACCAGCATCTCCAACGCCGGGAACATGGCGACCAACGTCGCTGACGCATTCGGGATGACCAGTGCTTCGAAGCGCAGCGCCGGCAGTGTGCTGACCAACTGCGCATCGAGTGGTGGCGCCGACCCGGTCGGATCGCCACCGAACACCAGGTGAGCGCTGCCCGGTGGATGGGCGAAGCGCAGATCGACAGCCGCCATCGGCGATCACCCCAGCAGTCCCGTCAGGATGCGGGTGTAGCCGCCCGCGTACAGTGTGGTCGTGGGCAGGCGCAGTTCGCCGGGGCCCTCCAGATCGGACGCATCGCAATCCCACGCCAGCGTGCCCTGCCCGTTGACGATGCGCGCCCACGTGGCCTCTCCGGTGGTCAGGATCAGCGCTTCGTTGCTTGGTGCCACTTCGAGCAAGCCATCAGCGACGCTGCCCAGCGGTTCGGCGAGCACGATGGAGGCCAGCAGCGGCCCTTGCGGCGGCGCGCCAAAACTCGGGCGCGGCCCGGCGTAAAGATGAGCGCGGGCTTGCTCGGTGCCGAGCGCCAGGAAAGTGATGACGCTTTGCAGCCGGTAGTCGTTGAGTGGGTCCGAGATCTGGATCACGGCGGCGCAGCCTGCATCGGCTCAGCGCGCAGGTTGTCGGCGATGACCGCTCGGAAGTTGTGCCTGTAGTCGTAGCCAATCACGACGTAGCGCGGTACCGGACTGATCTTCTCGAAGCAGTAGCCACCGCTGACAGGATCGCTCCAGGTCTCGCGCACGACGGCGTAGGTGCGCTCGTCGAACAACAGCACTCGGCGTGCTACTGGCCGGTCATCCGGAACGCCCTTTTCCTTCACCGTACCGGTGATGTGGTGATCGCCGGCGTAGTAGTGATTGCGCGTGCCAGCGAGGCGATGGAGGGCACGGTGGGAGAACCGCTGCAGCGCCGCAAGGTCCGGTACCGGATGTGTGCGGCCCAGTCGCATGGGCAGCGCTTGGTACTGCGCGGGTGGTGCCTCGGGTAGCGCGCTCGGCACGCCGCCGGACACGCGATGCACACGCAGGGTCAGGCCGTAGCCGTAGATGCTCGGCCGGAAGCTCGCGTAGTGCCGCTTGTAGTCTTCCCACACGACGTCGCCGTTTTCGCTGAGGCGGTACCGCCAGACGCCGTCGACGCCGCGCTTCACGTCGATGCGCAGCGTGCGGCGAGCACCGGTCACTGCCCATGGTGCGGGCGCGTGCGCAGTCAGTTCGGACTGATTGCCATGAGCATCCCATAAGCTGTGATGCCACTGCTGCTGCCAAACGGTCAGGCGGTGGCCCTCGTAGGTTCCCGACCCAGTCCATAGCCAGAAGCCGAAACAGGTCGAACTGTAGGTCAAGGCCCTTACTTCGGCGTCGATCTCAAACCAGAAGTTATCCGCGACCTCGGCCGCATCGATCCGCCAGAAGTTCTGCGCCTGCGTGAGCACCAGATCGACTGCGTGCGCACCTGCGTTCCAGGTCGCGGTGATGCCGCCGGCCCCGCCATTGCTGGCAAAGCCCGCAGGAATGCCGGCGTCGAAGCTCTCGTCCAGGGGATAAGCCACCGATCAGGGCCTCCACGGCCCCGTGATGTCGAACGCGAACCCGCTGGTGTTGCCCTCGTGGGCGTAGTCCAGCGTCACAATCAGGAACTTGCGCCCGGGGTAACCCAGGACCTGGTCGATCAGCGTCATGTGCTCGTACGGCTGGTTCTGATGAATCCAGTACATGCCCGGAAGCATCCCGCGCATGTGGCCCGTGGTTTCGCGCAGGTAGATCGGGTGCAGGATCAGACCGTAGTCGGGACCGTTCGGGAACGGGATGTGACCTGAGCGCCCGGAGATGTTCTGGTTGTTGCCATCGTTCAACGAGAACAGGCCCAGGCGAACATTGCCGCCGACCTGGGTGTAGTCGCGCATGCAGACCTTGCCGGTCGTATCCAGCGAATGCGTCGAATAGGATTCCTGGTTCGGATAGCTGTAAGGCCACGCACTGACGCTGTGGTAGCGATCCGATGCGGTCAGGAAGGACGCGTAGTTGTCCCCCGGCTTGTAGCTGTCGAAGTCGGTGAATGTGTAGAGCACCCGGCGATCACCACCCCAGCCGGAAGCGCACGCCAGGAAGAACCCGCGGTCATCGCCTACCAGCACCCAACTCCTAGCATCGGCGCCATTGTCGCCATAGGTCTCGGCGGTGTTGTTGCGAGCGAAGTACCACTTGAACCAACCTGAGTACATCGACGTGCCGCTGCCCGATGGCAGTTCGTTGGCATTCGGGTTCGCCGGATCGAATGGTGCGCGCGCGCCGACGAAGGTATCGACGTCAACCATGTCCTCGGCCAGCGTCACGCGCGCAAACTTCGCCCAGGTGGTCGTGTAACCCTCCGGCAAGCTGTCATCGACCCGCAGGAACGGTCGGTTGGAGAGCGGATTGGGGCTGCGAAAGGTGCGCTTGTTCTCGCCCGTGAAGGCGATCTCCAATCCCAGCGGCGCGATCTTGGCGGTGATCCCGAGTACCGTGGTCGCGGGCGATGCGGGCTCGCCCGAAACGCTGAAACTGATGCTATTTGCGGTGATGGCGGTGATCGTGAACTCGCCGTTGTACGCCGGCTCCTCGCAGCCCTCGATGCGCACCACCTGGTCGACCAGGAAACCATGACCCGAACTCATCGTCGCGGTCGCGGTGGCGTCGTTGCGGGTCAGCGCGAGCACGGGTTTGAGGTTGAAGCCGTTGACGAGCAGTGCGTCGAGCATCGCCGTCAGGCTGCCCCAGTTGTTGGTCAGCACCGGCGCGCCGACCATGTTGCTGTGCATCCATTTGACCTTGTTGCTCACGAATTAAGCTCCTGGGAATCAGTTGGCGTCACGGGCGATCCACGTCGCCGCGCACCAGCAAGGTGAAGGAATCGCGGGTGACGGTTTCGGGGCCCTGCTGGATCGTTCGCACGACCCACACCGGGAACAGCGCGCCAATGGTGTTGAAGCGCAGCACATTGCCCGCCGCCCAGCCCGAGCCCCAGCCGAGGGCGCGCAGCGTGAAGTAGGGCTTCGCTGTCGCTGGATTGATCGGCGCCAGATCGTTGGCCGTCGTGCCGGTGGCGATGACGCCCACGTGTTCGCCGATGACCTGAAATGCCGTGGTGTTGGTGAACTGGACGGCCCAGCGTTCGGTGATGGCGCCGGCGTTCGTCACCGTGATCGGCGCCAGCACGTCGTTGAACGTGGCCGTGGCCGCATTGCCGGTGAGGGCGTCGGTGAACGCGCCGTTCCAAGTCGCCTGATCGAACAGTGTCGACACGTAGGCGCGCAGATCGCCCGCCACCAGCGCCGAGGAAATGCGGGAACCGGTCGGATAGTCGTGCGTGATTTGTCGGGTGAACGCCAGGCGCCCGGAAATCTGCACGTCGGACACTTGCGCCATGTCCTCGATGCGGTGCTCCACCGTGACCGGCTGGGCGAGTCCCGTGACGCTCGTGAACGTCACCAGCCCTGCTTCCAGGTCGACCGAGTATCCGGCGGTGATGACCACGCCGTTGGCATCGAGCACGCGAACGCGCGAGAGGCGCACCCGGTCGCAGTCGATGATCTGGCCGGCGCTCGCGGTGAACGGGCCGACCGTCTCGGTATGGCCGATCACCGCGAAATCGCCCATCCGAAAGATCGGCACGCGCCCGTCCTGGGGCAAGCGGACGGGATCAAGACCGATCAGATCGGCATCGAGCGGCAGGTAGGAGTACGCGACCGCGTTGTACTTGATGGTGTCGGCAAACACCGGCGCCGGTTTGAACACCTTGGCCACGCCATCCAGCATCACGACCGCATCGGGATCGAACCAGATCTCGTCCTCGTTGCCAGCCGCGATCACCCAGGATCCGAACCGCGCGCGCACGACGCCGGTCTCGTAGTCGATGGCGCCGGTAATGCCCGCGCCAGCGATGATGCCGTGGTTGTCGGCACTGACATTGATGGTGCCGCCGGTCAGCCGCGTGGCCAGCAGTTGCAGGCTCGACGGCCGCACCGGCGAGGCCGGAATGCGGAAGGTGACTTCATCGACCGGCGTGCCATCGAGACTGGTGAGCAGCGAGCGCAACTGGATCGCCGTGGGCTGGCCGGGCACCCATGCCGTGAGATTTACTGCGCCGGTGGCGTAGTTGAGGGCGCCGGCCAGAGTCGCCGCGCCAGTGACCGGGTTGAGATCGTAGTACAGGCTGCCCAGGCGGTCGAAGTAGGTCTTGCCGCCCAGCGTGAAACCGACGCTGCCGGGAACGATGGGTTCAGCGAAACTCGGCGTCAGATCCAGTGCCAAGCCGGTGGCGGTGAAGGTCGCGGTGACCGCATTGGACGTTCCCGCGGCGCGGTAGCGCACCTTGGCCCAGGCCGATTCGTCGATGGGCATGGCCGCGCCCGCGGTGATGTACTCCCAGTGCGAGAACACATTGCGATAGACCGGAACCAGGGTGCCGTCGGCAATGCGCGTGAGTCCGATCTGGGTTACCAGATAGCGGGCCACGGGAATGCGCACCGTGGTGTCGGGCAGGAAGCGCAGCACGCCGGTGGCGTAGTTCACGGTGCCGTAGACAACCCCTTGCGTGTCCTTGAGGTTGCCGTTGCGGTCGTCCCTGACGATCTTGATCGGATCGACGGGTTGCACCAGTTGCAGTTCGGCCGGCGTGGTCGAGATGTAATCGAAGGTCTCGATCAGCAGATTCCATTCCAGTTCGACCGTGCCCGGAATCAGGCCGTCGAATTCCACCTCGACGTCGATGCGACCTGTGCCATCGCGCATCGGCGCGTGGAACTCCTCCTCGCTCGGCGGGCCCCAGGTGTAGGCGACGTTGTAGGTCTGGCCACCGGCCGGCAGCGCGGTCGGCCTGATCTGGATCAGTCCGGACTGGTAGTGGATGGTGCCGGTCGCCGCGCCGGTGATGTGTCCTGCGCCATCGTCGGTGGCGGTGCGCGGCGCGCCGTCGTTCCAGGTGATCGTCACGGACTGCGGCGTGATGCCGCCCTGCGCCAGCTGCAACGTGACCGAGGGCGGCGCGATGGTCTGGTCGGAGCGGTTGAAGTAGTTGGCCTTGCCGCCCCAGGCGTAGACGATCTCGCTGCCGACATCGGGTAGCGCGCCCACCGTCACGGCGACCGTTCCCGAGCTGTAGTTCACGGTGCCGACGCCGTACTCCGGGCTGCTGCCCTTGAGCACGCCCGCGCTGTTGTCGCGCAGGTCGTACCATTTGCCCTGCGCGCGATAGCTCACCTGCAGGGTGCCGGGCGCAGGGCTCGGCAGAATGGTGAGCACGTAGTTGTAGGCGCGGTTCTCGATGTCGACGCGCACGCCCGCGGTGTCGGCCACGCGGATCGGCGCAGCCGCGGGGCGGAAGGTGATGGTCTTGTTGCCGGCGTAGTTCGGCGCGCTGGTGGCCATCGCCACCTGGCCGCGCGCGTAGTTCACCGTGCCGATGACGGTCGCGCCGGACATCAGTTGGCCGCCGTTATCGATGAGTGTGGCGCCGCTGACGCTGATCGACAGCGTGCCGGGCTGGATCGCATTGCCGACCGACAGGATCGTGGCGGCGCTGAATCCGACCGAAGTTGTGTAGCTCACCGTGCCATTGGCCGATTCGACCAAGGCTTCGGACGTGCCGCCCGCGGTCAGATCGAGCAGTGGCGTTTCGGTCTGGGCCGAGGGCACCAACTGGGTGAAGATGCTGGTGACGCTGGCCGCCACGTCGCCAATCGCGATCGGTTGGGTGGTCTTGACCACGCCGCAGTACTTGGCGGCATCGGCGACGACGGTGTCGCGTGTTTTGGTCTTGCCTGCCACCATCGTGAACAGGCGGTCCGGCGGGGAGCCGGGGAAGTCGAAGCGCAGCGCGTCCGACAGATCGCAGGTGACGACCACCGCCTCGTAGTCAACGATGCCACTGCCTGAGCCATAGCTGAAAGTTCGAGTTTCAGACGCGACGCGGGTGACACGGATGTACTGCGCAAACTCGTTCGCCAGTCCCTCGTTGGCGACTAGGTACAGGGTCTTGCCGATGGCCGGCAACTCGGCGCCGACACGCTGGAACAACTGGATGCTGCGCTGGCCGGTGATGTGGTTCTCCAGCAGATAGCCGTTCCACAGCGAGCCTTTGTTGAGATAGGCCTCGATGCGGTCGCGCGCATTCGTGCGGCGGTCGAAGACCTCGTCGGTGGAGAAGATCGTGACCGCGACGCGCGGATCGCTCGGCGCTTCGGCGACGATGACGTTGCCGCCCAGATACGTGTCCGTGGTGTTGGTCTGGATGCTGGCGAACACCTTGCGCAGGTTGACCCGGCCACCGGCGCGGTCCATTTCCGAGATGTCGTTGAACAGCGAGTTGCTCGCGCCATCGACGATGACGGTCGAGGTGGGTGCGCCGCCGCCTTCGGCGACGTCGTCCATGACCTGGCTGGCGACGAGCTTCACGTCGCCTACGAGAATCGGCATGTGGGTCCTATCAGGTTTAGAGCTGCAGGAAGCGCAGCGTCAATCGGTAGCGGTCGGCGTCGGATCGCGCCGGGAAACCCAGCACAGGTTCCGCTTCGACGCAAAGGTCGGCGTGGCGGAATGCCACTTCGAACAGGCGGTCATCGTGCAACCGCAACTCGAATCGCCCATCGTCGAGCGTCAGGGGCAATGCCGCCCACTCATGCAGCGCGGCCACGGTGGCGCGCGTCACCCAAGCCATGTCGCTGGGGCCGACCAGCGTGATCGGCCGCCCGGCGTGCCGTGTCGCTGACTGAACCAGCAGCGCGCCGGTGATCAGATAGGTGGTGGACGCCACCGCAGGCGTCCACGCGTGCTCGTCCGCCCACAGCAGATCGTCCGGCAGCGTCAGTGTCTGGCCGGATGACAGTTGGCGCAGTTCCATGGGTCAGCTTCGGGCTTGCGCTTCGCGCAGCAAATCCAGCAATCGCGACTCGTCGCGCGCGGGGATCGTCGCGCTCACAGTGCGCGCTCCGCTGGCCAGTTCGACACGAATAGTCTTGCTGGGCGGCGGCGCGTCGTCCCAGTCGAGCCGCGGTGTGCGGCGCGGCCGCAATCCCGATGCCGCCAGATCGTCGATGTCGGTCGGCATGGTGCGCAGCGCTGTCGCGACCCGCGTCGATGCGTCCGGACTGACCAAACCCCCGCGTGCGAAGCCCTGAACTTTAGTGGCGATCTCGCGGGCCGGTGCTTTCATGGCGTTGATCGCGGCGAAGAACCCGGCACCCAGTCGTTTGACGGCCTCACGGCTGACCACGTACTCGCCGGGCGTCAGCATCGCCGGCACGCTGTCCGACTTGGCCAGGCCGCCGCGGGCGAAGTAAATCTGTCGTTCGGTCTCGCGCTCGATGTACTCCATCAGTTGCCGCTCGAGATCCACGCCGGCGACCTGCGCCTGCGCCATCGCCGTGCGCCAGCGTCCCTTGATGGTGTCGACCGAGCCTGACTCCAGGCTGGTCAGCTTGCGGACTCGCAGCAGTCGCTGGAGATAGTCGCGGTCGTGAAACGCCTGAATGTCGATCGGATCGGTTCTCAGGCTCTGGGTGCCGATCGGGAGCCTCCAGTTCATCCGCTCCATGTGCGCCCGGCCTATCCTCGCGCCCTGCAGGCCAAGTTCAATCAGCTTGAGCGCCTCAGACACGTCGCGATTGACCTTATCCGTCGCAGCCACCGGTTTGGGCTTCCGAGGCGTCGGGCCCGGCGCGCCCGCGGGGCTCGCGCCTGCGGGACTCGAAGACCAAGTTCCCGTCGAACTGCCCGGCACCGATCCGCCGCTCGCAAAGCGCGCGACGCCAGCCAGCTTGCGCAGCGTCTCAGCGCCGTACTTGCGCACAGCAGCCTTGCGAATCACGAACGCGCCGGCCTCCAGCGCGCGCGGCACCGTGTCGCCATCGCCCGACCCGGGAACCACGCCCGACTTCATGCGCGAGAAGGACAATACGGAGCCGCCCTTGGCAAAGCCGCGGGGAGCCGTCATTCCGGACCCAACCAAACCACCCGCGGCATTCTGTTCGACCCGTTTCACGTAGATGGTGTGCGTCGAACTGGTGTTCACGCCGTCGAGGGACTGGATCTCGCTCCGGGCCTGGTTGGCGTTGGTGCTGATCGCATGCTGTGACTCGGTCCTGATCTGGTCGAGCGCGCGGATCTGGCTATCGACCAGACGCAACGAGGTCTGCGCCTTCTCGGTGGCGACCTTCAAATCGATCTGTCCGGTGCGATCGGCATAGGTCTGCAGCGTTTCCAGCGCCGACTTCGCGCGACTGATATCGGCGTTGACCAGCAGCGTCTTGCCGTACTTCAGTTGCGCCTCGAGATCGCGCAGTTGTGCATGGGCCGCCTTGAGGTCGGCGTCGATGCGCACGAGGTATTCCTTCTCGCGCAGCGCTTCTTCGAGTTGGCGCAGCGCCGCGTCGAGCTTGCTGCTGTCGACATCGATGGCGAACTTCAGCCCGGTCTCCAGTTGCGCCTGAATCTGCTCGATCTGCGCTTGCGTGCCGCGCAGCGCGGCCTCGATCTGGCCACGCGCGGAAGTCGCCTCGCTGGCGGCCTTCTGATGCGCGCGACCCTCACCTTCGAGCGCCTGGATCGCCAGTTGTTCGCTCTCGCGCATCGCATCGATAGCGGTCTTCACCGCCTGCTTCTGAGTGACGACGGTCGCATCGCCATCCTTGACTACCTTGGCGGTCTGCGCGGCCAGATCCTGGGCCTGTTTGGCGTACTGAATCGCCTGCTCGAACTCGCCCTCGGAGATCGCGGCCCGCGCTTTGCGCTGCAGTTCGGCGACCTGGGTCAACTTGTCCTGATAGGCCTGGTACTCGCCCATCGTCGAGCGCTGCAACTCGCGGATCCGGTCCTCAGTGGTCTGCGACAGCGCGCGTTTTTCCTCCTCAATGCGCCGAATCTCGGCCAGATGGCGATTGGCTTCGGCATTGAGCGCGTCGACATGGCGCACATAGTCGGCTGCCGCTTGCGCCAGCGCCTGTTGCTTGGCGGCCAGGATCTCGTTTTCCACGCGCAGGGTCGCAGCGCGGCGCGCTTCGTCGGTTTCCGCTTGGCCTTGCGCGGCGACCCGTCGCGCCTGGCCCTCTTGCTCGATCAAGCGCAGCGTCTCGGTGAGCGCTTGGGCGCGCAGATCCGACTGTTGCTGCACCGATTCCACCAACAACTGCGTCGTCTGCCTGATCAGTTGCGCTTCGGATGCGCTCGACTGCTCCAGCAAGACGTGCTTCTGCGCATAGTGCGCCTGCGTGCTGGCCAACTGCTGCTGCAGGGTCGCGTCGACGATACCGGTCAGCCCCTGATATGCCGCGGTGATGCCTGAGATCGCCTGGGTCGCCCCTTGTTGCGCCGCGGTCACCACTTGCTCGATGGCCGTAATCTGACTCTTGAGCTTGTTCAGGGTCGCATCGATGGCTTCGATGCCGCGACCGACCGCTTCTTGCGTTCCCTGCCGCACGGCTTCCAGCCGCCGTGCCATTTCCTCGGCACTGGCGGCTGCCGTGGTCGCCGCTTGCTGCGCCGCCCGCCCAGCCTCGGACGCATCGACGTACATCTCGGCGAAGATCGCGTTCATCTGCCGAAGGCGCTCTTCGTGGCGCTGCGTGGCGGCCGCGATGGTGTCGCTGGTGAAGATCGCGGCGAAGCGTTCCCAGGAGAACTTGAGCGTCTCCAGTCCGGTTTCCAACACCTGGACCATGCCGATGCCGGCCTTGCGCACAATCTCGAACTTCTCCGACAACCAGGTGCCGATCTCCCAGCCGATCAGCGCGGCGGCCAGCACGGCAAATGCCGTTTTCAGCAAGCCTGCTGTGGCCACCGCCGCGGACAGCGACAGGTTGGCGGTGGTCCATGCCGCCGCCGTCGACGCTGCGGCCGTCACCGCAGCCGTGCCCGCGAGTTGCCAAGCGGTGATCAGTGCTGGGATCAGGCGGTAGATCAGCACCGCCAGGCCGATCTCGGCGATGACCTTGAGCCAACCCATCACCGTCTCGAAGTTGCGCGCCAACCAATCGAGTGCCGTTGCCAGCTTCTGCGTGATGCCGGTCGACTCGTCGACCTTGGCGATCCACTGCGCAAACGCATTCTTGAGCCGCTCGAACGCCGTGCCGACCGTCACCGGTAGCTGCGCGTATTCGGCGGCGAGCTTCTCCTTCTGCGACATCAGCGCGTTGACGACGACGTCTGCGGTCAGTTGTCCTTGCTCGGCCAGCTTGCGCAAACGACCAATCGGAACGTTCAAGCCATCGGCCAGGGCTTGGGCCAGCCGCGGCGAGTTCTCGACGACCGAGTTGAACTCTTCGCCGCGCAGCACGCCCGACGCCAGCGCCTGACCGAACTGCAGCAACGACGACTGCGCCTCCGACGCCGAGGCGCCGGAGATCCTGAGCGCTTGGCTGATCGACTCGGTCAGCGACAGCGCGGTCTTTTGCTCACCGCCCAGTTGACGAACGGCCTGCTGCAACTTGCCATACAGCGTCGAAACCTCGGCGAGCGGCACGCCGATGCGCTGCGCGATGGCGAAGAGTTCGCCCTGCGCGATCACGAACTCGCGCTGGCCCGCGGTCGCGAGCTTCAGGCGCGCCACCATCAGGTTCCACTGGTCGGCAACCTGCACCAGTTGCGTGACCTGCTGCGTCGCCCAGGACACGCCGACGAAGGCCAGCAACTGCGTCCGCGCACGAGTCAGCTGATCGCCCAGCGCCGCCGTTCCCGCCTTGAGCTCCGCCATCCCCTGCGCAGCCTTCGCGCCCGCGGTCTTCGCGGTCGCCGACATCTCGTTGAACGAGCGCTCGGCCGAAGAAATCGCGCGTTTGAGACCCTCATCCGCGCCCTCCAAGGCGACGAGGAGGGAGATGCGGTTGGGCATGGTGGACTAGTTCTTGGCTACCGATAAAATGGGTGCAAATGGGTGCATTATTGGTTCATGTTGCGAACCGACACCATCCAGATCACCCCGGAGATCCTGAAGCTGATAGCCAGGATCGACGAATTCAAAGGCGCCTGGCGCGCCTTGGGTACGCTCGCGCCGGATCGATTATCGGCGCTGAGGCGCGTTGCCACCATCGAGAGCATTGGCTCCTCCACCCGCATCGAAGGCAGCAAGCTCTCTGACCGGGAGGTCGAGCAGTTGCTGTCAAACCTGGAAATCAAATCCTTTGCATCCCGCGACGAGCAGGAGGTCGCCGGCTACGCCGAGCTGATGGATCTGGTGTTTTCATCTTGGCAGGACATCCCGCCCACCGAGAACCACATCAAGCAGTTGCACCAGATCCTGCTGCGCTATAGCGAAAAGGACGTTCGGCACCGCGGCCACTACAAGACCCACTCGAACAGCGTCGCTGCCTTCGACGAGAACGGCGTGCAGATCGGCATCGTGTTCCAGACGGCAACGCCTTTCGACACGCCCCGTCTGATGTCGGAACTGTCGGCCTGGCTGAACAAGGAGCGCGAAACGGCGCACCTGCATCCGCTATTGATCATCGCCCTGTGCGTCGTCGTGTTCCTGGAGATCCACCCTTTCCAGGACGGTAACGGGCGTCTGAGTCGGGTGCTGACCACGCTCTTGCTGATGCAGGCCGGTTACGTCTATGTGCCTTACAGCTCCTTGGAAAGCGTGGTCGAGCAGAACAAGGAAGCCTACTACCTGGCCCTGCGCCAGACCCAGGGCACGATCCGGACGGAGTCGCCCAACTGGCAGCCCTGGCTGGTGTTTTTCCTGCGCTCCCTGGCCGAGCAGGTCCGGCGATTGGAGAAGAAGGTCGAACGGGAAAAGATCGTTCTGGCCGCAATGCCGGAGCTGTCACTCAAGGTCGTCGAATTCGCCCGCGAACACGGCCGCGTGACTATCGGCGACGCGATCCAGCTGACCGGCGCGAACCGCAACACGCTCAAGCGGCATTTCCGTGCTCTGGTCGAGCGGGGAGTACTGAACCAACACGGTGGTGGTCGCGGAGTCTGGTACGACCTGGGCTAGTTAGCACGCGAACACCGCAGCGCTGGAAGCCCAACCGAGGCATGCCAGCCATACCGTCTTCGGGATCGGCTTGGCGCCAGACAGATAGTAGTTAAGCATGCGCCGCGAAATGCCGATGGCATCGGCTGCGCGCGCTTGGGTCAGCCCGTGTTGCGCCATCCAGTTGAGCAGGCGCTCGTGACCGATGCCACCTGCCTGCTCGACCGCGATATTGCGCAGGTTGTCGGCGGCGATCTCCAGATCATCCGGCACCCACACCACGTAGCCACCGCGTGCGTCGACGCGCGCGCTGGCAAACACGTCTGGGTCGGACAGACCCGCGAGCGCCGGGTGAGTACGAATGACCCCGGCCAGATCAACATCGAAGACCCCGCCATCAGCGAAGCGCAGCCGGAGGCCATGCGACGCGGTCACGCTGGCGTCGATAATGGTGTGCTGCGGGTCGTGAATCATGGGATGCACTCAAGTGCCTTGCCGTGTGCAATCTTTGCACACAAGCATGGTCCCCGACGACTCACCCAAGCCGGCCCAGTTCCCTCTCAATCGCCGCTGACATCGCCGGCACCTGCCTCGCAATCACCGCATACACATCCAGCCGCTTCTTGATCGTCACTCGCGGCACTAGCACGGCGATCGGCACGTCGGCGCCGCGCTTGAGTCGCCCGCCACCGGTCGCGCGTCGGTGACGGCGCTTGTACGGCGCGAGTGTGCGGTCGTACTCGCGCTGGTTCTCGGCCATCAGCACCAGGTTTCCGCGGGCATTGCGGATGAAGTAGGCGTTGCCGCCGCGCATCAGAGCGGTGACGTGTGCTTTGAAGGCTTTGCGGCCGACGCGGGCGTAGAGCGGAATCAGCAGCTTGCCCTGGATGGTGCCACCGGACTCATGGATGCCGATCCACGGAATGCGCGCGCCGATGTGCAGGGCCGGTAACCGACGGGTGTCCCGATCAATGACCTTGGCCGTGAAGCTGCGCGGGAAGGAGCGCCGCACGACCTTGAGCTTGGTCGCGACATGGTTCTGCAACTCGGCCTTGATCGCCGGAGCCTCGGCACGCATGGCGGTACCGACCGCCTTTCGCACCTTCTCGCGCAGCTCGCCGCCCCACTTGCGCAACTTGGCGCTCGCCGCGGCGCTGTCGAGCTTGATCTTGATGCGCATGGGTCAGCCCAGGTCGGCCTGCTTTCGGAGCGTGTCCTCAAGCCGTTCGACGGATTTCGCCTCACCACGGGTGCCGAGGAGGACGAGATTCAGCAGGCGCAACTCGCGCGTGGCCTCCGCACGATCAATAGCCCGAAGAAACCCACGCAGCTGGCCGAGTGTCATCTCCAGGATCTCGTCGAACCCATGCCCGCCCGCGATCAGTCGCTGGGCGGCGTCGAACCAGCAGTCCCGCTGGCCGCCGCGAGGGTCCTGGCGCTGTCGAACAGTGTCTCGATCCGCGGGATCACCCGACGGGCGAAAAAATCCGCGTTGACCTCGACCACTTTTGAAGCCAGCAGCAAGGCATCGTCGGGCGCCAGTCCATCGACCCATGCGCGCGTCTTGCCGCTGCCGATGGCGACCGCATCGAGCAGCGCATCGCCATGCTCGGCGAGCAGTTGCAGCCAGTCGATCGGATCGCGCTGCAGGTGGCCGGCGAGGCCACCCACTGCCCGCAGCATTGCCGGCAGCTGGCCGACCTTGAGCGGGTAGAGGAAGACCGTGTCGCTGGCGACGGACACCTTGGTGCCCTGCGGGATCAGTCGTTCAAGTTCATCGGTTGGTGTGCTCATGGTCGGGCCTACAGCTGAACGATTTTGCCGAACTGCCCGAGCACCGCATCGACCGGCTTGGTGTTGTCCGCCAGCAGCGAGCCTTCGAGTTCGAACTTGTTGTATTCGTCGGAGATCAGGTTCAGCTCCTTCAGTGGGTCGAACGCCACCCGATAAAGTTCCACCAGCACCTTGGCGTTGCCCTGCGCGGTGTTGAGGCCTTCCAGGCGCAGGAAGCGCTCCGGCAGCGGCTGCGTGAAGATGCCGATTTCGGTGGTCACGCCGAACCCGTAACTGGCCTTCAGCGGCGCCGTGAACGGTACGGGCGTCGCGGCGCCATCGTCCAGTCGCAGCAGTTGCAGCGCGCCGAAGTCGAGATCCGCGGTGTAGTCAGTGCCCAGCACCAGCGTTTTCGCCGGCGTCGCGCTGTCCTTGAGCACCAGGGTCGACACCTTGGGATGGGCCAGAAGATAGCGATGACCCACGGCCAGCGGAGCGCCGATCGGCTCGACCTGCACGGTGCCGCTCTGCGTGTCGATGTGATTGCCGTAGAGCGCCAGCGAAAGGTTCTCCTTGGTGAACTCTTCGATGGTCAGCATGATCGTCGCCGACTTCTGCTTGACCATGCGGTGATCGAGCGTGCGCTGGCCGGTCTGCGATTCGAAGTGCTCGAGCACGTCGGTCTTCAGCGACAACTTGAGTTCGGCGACGTTGCCGGGCGAGCGCACTTCGATCGGGTTGCCGGCCGCGTCGCGCCGGCCAAGGTAGACGCGGCCCTGGAATGAGGCATAAGTGGACATGAGGACTCCTGCCATCGGCGCGAAGCCGATGGTTTGTTGGGGTTCAAGGTGGATGGCTCAGCCGAGCTGTGCGAGATCGCAGCTCAGCGTTCGGTAGGTGATGCGGTAGCGCTGCGGGATGGCCGCCGCGGTGGCGTCGGCGTCTTCGATATCGAACTCGGCGTCGATCTCCCGAACCCCGAGCGCCAGGCCTGCCAGGTTCACATCGGCCATCACCGCCGCATGCGCAGCGGTGAGCAGCCCGTCAGCCTCCGTCTCGGCGACCAGCGGCGGGATCGCCCTGGCCAGTGCGGTGATGCGGACCGTAAGTTCGCGCGTCACCCGGTCATTGGCCCGCTCGGTGATCTGATCGGCTTCCGGAAACAGCACCAGCGCCGGACAGTGCTCGCGCTCGATGGCCACCGTGGGCGATCGATGGACGCTGGCGTTATGTGCGGCGGCCACCACCCCGAGCACGCCCGCAAGGCGCTGCAGGATTTGCTCGCGGATCGAGTTCACGGATCACAAGCGCGTCAGCTTGGTGCGCAGCTCGGCACCGTCGCCGACTGCTCGGATCTCGCGCACCTGGTAGCGCAGGCCTTCCAGTTCGACGGTCTCGCCGGCCTTGAGGCCGAGGAAGATCGTGCACGGATAGCTGATGGTGGTCTCCTTGCTGCGACTCAGATTCTCGAGGATCGAGTCATCGGGCGCGCGCAAGCCGACGTGATGGACCAGCGGCATGTCGGGTGGGTTGCGCAGCCAGATGCAGCGCTTCAGCAGACCCGCGTTGGCGGCGGAGGCATAGACGCGTCCGACCAGATCGAGAGGTGGCGTCAGCTCGTTCATGCGGTCAGCTTCACCAGCACGCCCGGACGGTGGCACATCGGCAGTGGGTTGCTCTGCGTGTGCAGATCGGTACCGCGCTCGAACTTGCGCGGCTCCTGCTTGGCATAGAGCGGCTGGCCGAGCGTGTTCACCGTCTCGTTGAAATCGGCCGGCGCCACGTAGGTTGCGAACGTATCGACCGTGCCCATCGGGAAGCAGTGCGCTTCGCCGGCGGCGATGAAGCGGCGGGTGCGGCCCTCGACGTCGGTGGCCTGACCACGGTACTCCTCGAAGGTCAGCCCGCCGAAGGTGAAGCCCGAGCGCAGGTCCTGTACCAGACCGGCGCCCTGCTGCCAGTTCTCAAAGGCCTTCTGCACTCTGTCGTGGCCCGTGAAGGCGTCAAAGAACTCGGGACTGCAGAGCACGTGGGCGCCGGTCATGATCTCGCCGCGCAGGCTGTCCTCGATGTGGCGGAGCACGTCCGCGCACTTGGCCTTGATGTTGGTCGTCGGCGTCGTCAGGGCGAAGCTGATCACCTTGGGCGTGATGTCGAACTCGGCATAGAGGTCGTAGAGCTCGGACCCATCGGAGTCCAGGATTACGCCCTTCAGGGCGCCCATGCGCAGATGCTCCAGCGTGATCGCATGTTTGCTGCGCATGGTCTCCAGATGCTGCGCGATCACGTTGGCGACGGTCTCCAGTTCGGTCTCCGACCCGAAGCCGCGGATGCCGTTGACCTCCTCGGGCAGCACCACGTCATCGTGCGGAATGTGCGGCACCACGAACGAGCGCATCTTGCGCTTGCCGCGCACCCCCACGGTGCCAGGGGACCCGGGCGGCAGCGTCGGCAGCAGCGCCAGGACGCCGTTGCGCTCCTCCACCAGCACCTGGCGAAAGCGCACTGACTTCTCCGGCATCAACCGCAGGGCCTCCAGCTTGCCGTAGCGATTCGGGATCTGGTTGATAGCCGCCGTGAGGTTGGCCATCGAGAACGCGGGGTTGTGAAAGGGGTTCTGCATCTCAGACTCCAGTGCGGATCAGCACGCCGAGCGCTCGCAATTGCGCGACCGCGGTGGCCTTCTGTTCGGGGGTGATAGCGGCCGGCCACTGCAGCGCGCGGTCGGACACGATCGCGTGGCGACAGACCATCAGTGCATCGCGCTCGGCCAAGGTGGCATCGGCATCGACGATCAGCACGCCGACCGCGACCTTGGTGCTGTCGCTGGCGGTGGGCGCCAGGGCCTTGATGGTCCCGGTGGGCGTGAACGCGAGGATGGCACCGAGGCGCAGGTTGGATCCGGCGGCCACAGTAACCGTGTCACGCGAGTACAACTGGGGCGCTTCGAACTTGAGCAGATCGCCCAGGTTCTGACTTTCGAGAATGGCGGGCATGGGTCAGCCTTTGCGCAGTTTGGCGACTGCTGCGAGTACGGGGTTGTGGGTGGGCGAGGCTGCAGCGGCCGCGGGATCGGAAGGCGTGGCGCTCGTCCGATGACCCATCGGTGGCAACAGCGAGCCGATCTCGGGGCCTGCGGCCAGTTCCGACAGCAGCGTTCGACGCACCTGGTCGACACCGGCGTTGGCGTCGAGGAAGCCCAGCGCCCGATCGGCGCGGCCAGCGAGCGCGCACATCTCGACGATCAGACGGGCGTCGGCGAAGCTGCGGGTGACTTGGGCCGCGGCAGTCGGTGTGGCAGGCGCAGAGGGCGTACTCGGCGCCACCTCGACCTTTTCGTTGTCCTCGTCGGGAACCTCGATGGGCTCCGACACTTCGGGCGCGGAGGCGGGCTGAGTCGGCTTGTTCGGAAAGGGAATGTCGTTGGGTACCGTCGACATGGTGATGTCCTTGATCGTGGGGGTGGGGGTCAGCAGTGCGGCGTGGTGCCCGAGCCGGTTGACGGGCTCGGGGTGCGAAAGGAACTGGGCGAACTCGGCCAGCGTGTCGTCGAAACCGCCGACCGCGTCGGCCAGGCCGGCGTGCACCGCGTCGTCAGCGAAGTACAAGCCCGCCTCAGTCGCGCGGATGGCATCGCTGTCGAGCCCGCGCATCAGTGCAACGTGATCGACGAACAGGTCGTAGAGCCGATCCACCTCGCGCTGCAACCGAGTAAATGCTTCCGGCGCCAGCACCGCGTGGGGCGAGAGATCGGCCTTGTGGGCGCCGGCGAGAACCGGCGTGTAGCGATAGCCCTGTTGCGCATCGCGGGCGGACTGATCGATGTGCATGGCGATCACGCCGATCGAGCCAACGCCCGCGGTGCGCGTGACCACGACCCGATTGGCGGCGACTGCGATGGCGTAGGCCGCCGACAATGCGGAGTCGACGGCCACGGCCCAGACCGGCTTGTGCTGCGCCAGCGTGCGCACGTGCTCGGCCAGTTCGAACACGCCGCCGGCTTCACCGCCGGGTGAATCGATCTCCAGCAGCACGCCGCGGACGGCCTGATCCACGGAGGCGGCCTGAAGCCGCGCAGCGAGTTCGGAGTAGCTGGTCAGACCAGACGCTGCTTCCAGTCCGTTGGTGCGTCGGACCAGCGTGCCGAATACCGGGATCACGGCGATCGACGTTTGCGTGCGCACACTCGGCGCGATGACCGGCTCGAATGCCGCGACGCTGACCTGCGGTGCGCCGATGCGCTCGCCGAGCACGGCCAGCAGGACATCGAGTTTGGCGCGCGCGAGCAGCAGCGGCGTGCCGATCAATCGGCTCGCCAGATGGGGAAGGAACATGGGTTCAGGCGCCTGGGGTCGAAGTAGCGTCGGACAAACGCTCGGGGTCGCGGCGCGGATCCGTGTCGAGCACCAGGCCGAGTTGATCCGCGCGCTGGTTGTCGGCGGCGATCTCGCGATCGATATCTTCGGCGTCGTAGCCGAAGGCGCTGATCGCTTCGGAGCGGCTGAGCAGCCCGCCACGAATCGCGGTCTTCACCGCATTGAATTCCTTCTGCGGATCCACCCACTGCCAGCCCTGCGGGATCCATTTGACCGCCTGCACCTCGCGCTGTCGGCGCGTGTAGTCAGCGATTGGCAATGACCCTTCCAGTACGACCTGGGTCATCCAGGCTTTCCAGATCGGGCGGCACAACTGATGCACGATCACGCCGTGCTGGATCGCCTCAACCCGGCGCCGAAACTCCAGCAGCCCAGCCCGAATCGAGCTGTAGTTCACCTGGGTCAGATCCCCAGTGAGTTGCTCATAGGTCACGCCCATCGCCGCCGCGACGGCGCGAAACTGCATGCGCAGGAACTCGGCGTAGCTGGCGCCTACATCGGCAGGCTGGCTGAACTTGATGTCCTCACCCGCCTCCAGGATCTGCATCGTCCCGGGCTCCAGGCCCGCGAGCGCGATGCCGTTGGCGTCCGGCAGGCCTTCGCCGATCAACGGGTCCTCGGGCTGCACGCGCGTGATGAACCCGGCGAACATCGCCGCCGTCTTCTTGCGGACCAGTTCGGCATCGTCGTACTGATCCAGCTCGTTGAGCTTGACCAGCGCGCGTGCCAGCCAGGGCTCGCCGCGGATCTGCCCCGGCCGCAGCGGACGAAACAGGTGCACGATCTCGTGCGCCGGGACGCGCACGGTCTCCGAGCCGCTGCTGGTCGACATCGGCGCCAGCGCACCGTCTTCCGGGTGCTGACGGTAGAGGTGATAAGCCACGCGGCGCCCAAGCGCATCGAACTCGATGCCCGCACGAATGGTGTTGCCGGTCGCGGTGCTCGTGTTCAACGACACCGGCAGGTGTTCGGGTTCGAGCAGTTGCAGCTGCAGGCCTACGACCAGACCGTCCTCCGGTCGTCGTGGACGCAGGCGAATCAGACACTCGCCGCCTTCCAGCATCGCCCGGCACGCGAGTGCTTGAAGCCCGTAGAAGTCAGTCAGCCCTGCGGCGTCGGCTTCGGCGACCCACGCGGACCACAAGCGATGGATGGCCTCGCGCAGCGTCTGATCGGCCACCATCGACTGCGGCTTGATGCCGGTGCCGATCGCGTTGGACACATAGGACTCCAGCGCGGCATTGGCCCAGGCATTGCGCCGTGCGATGTCACGGCTCTTGGCACGCAACTCGGTCTGCGTCGCCAGCATGGCGGCCACGGCGCCCGGGTTGCCAGGCGACCAGGCCAGCGAGCGTCGACCCCGGCCAGCGGCGTCATGCACGGGAAGTCCGAGCCACTTGCGGGTGGATTGCGCGACGCTGGCGAACCAGCCGCGGGATGGGCGCGCCATCACAACCCCTTGTTGGTTGTCACGCGGATCTGGCGCGGTGCGCCCGGCCACAGCCCGCTGTCGCGCGCCTGCTCAAACAGGCCGCGTTTGACCTCGCGGATAGCCGCCTTGAGCTCCTCGACCGAGCGGTACTCGACCACCTTGTCCTCGAAGCGCACGCGACTCTCGCCGCGCGCGAGGGCCTGCTCAAGCGCGGCGAGGTGGGCTTCGGTGTAGGCCATCAGGCGTACACCACGACATTCACTTCCGCCGAATCCACCGGCGTGCCGCTGGTCGTGACCACCGACAGTTCGAGCGATTGCGCCGTCTTGGCGTCGCCACGTACTCGGGCAATGGCCAGCTTGATCGACGTCTGTTGCCCGCTGTTACGCGCGAATGCCTGCCAGCAGTAGTCCGCGTTGGGTATTTCCGCCTGGAAATGCACCCTATAGCGACCGACGCCCTGGCGTTCGACCCGTGCGATGTTGAAGCCGGATCGAAGCACAGCGACCTGCGCTTGCGTGGCGAAACAGGCCCAGGCCTTGGCCACGCCGGGATGTCCCGGCGTGACCACGGTCTCACCCGGCGGAAGGCGCCCTTCGAGAGCGCCGATCCGCTGGCGAGCAGCCTTGAGCTCGAGCGCAATCCGCGTTGCCAGACTCGCGATGTTGCGAACGAGGCTCATTGGCTCAGGCCGCCAGCGCGTCGCGGAACACGACGACGAAGTCGACCTCGGTGTCGCCGACCGCCTCGGCGGAGACCGCGCCGATGTTCTGGCGGGCCTGCGCCTGGGAATCAACGGTCAGGTCCTGCGGCTCGTCATGGCGCACACGCGACTCCAGCGCACGGGTCAGCGCAGCAATGCCCGAGGCGTCTCCGGCCAGCGCGTCCTGGAGTTCCTTCAGCGTGTCGAACGCGCCGTCGGCGCCGCCCAGGATGTCAGCCTTGAGCTGGTCGAGGCGACGGACGATGCCGGACGCGGAGAAGGTGGTGCTGACGGCGTTCGGATTCTCGTCGTCGATGATGTTCAAACCCGGCGTGACATCAATCAGCGCGCGGACTTCGTTGATCGCGGCCACCAGGTTCGACTGGTCGCGCGTGGTGAGTTCGGTGGGGCTGCCAAGATCGCGGCGGATGGCCTTGAACTCGGCGGCGAGTCGGAGAATCAGGGATTCGATACGGGAGACGAGCGACATGGGTGTTGGTAGTCCTGTGGTGTGGGATTGACGATCTGGCTCAGCTTCCGCCCAGCCAGCGACTGCGAATCAGGCGTCGGCCCGATCGCTTCGTGGCGGCAGCGGCCCGGTCGGCCAGATCGGCGACCGGGAGTTCGGTGGATGACGATTCAGGGGCGCGATCCGGAACGCCCAATTGGCGCTGCAGTTCGATCCAGTGGCGTTCTTCGAAGCGATCCAGGCCCGCCGCGGCGGCGGCTGCGCGCGCGTACACGAGGCAGTCCAGCGCCTCGTTGCGTTCGCGCAGCTTCTGCCACTCGCGGACCGCAAAGCCGTTACGGTCGCGCCGCGTGACCAGCTGCTCGGCACAGAGTTGCTGGACGAACTCAGCGTCGACTTTGGGCAAATGGATATAGCCGGACGGATACGCTACGTCGCCCTGCGCGTCGGTCTCGACGGTCTTCTTCAGACACGTCGTGATCTCGAGCTTGGCGATGCCGGTGGCCACCGCATACACCTTGATGCCGCGCTTGAGCTTCTTGCCACCGACGCTGATATCGACCGCGGTCGGCGTGCCGATCAAGGCGGCGCCCCGAGCTACGCCCTTGACTGCCATCAGTCGCGGGTCCTTGCGGGCACGGACGAAGGCGTAGACCTGCTGGGTGGCAAAGCCCGAGTCGATGGCGAAGCGCGCCAGCGGAAGCTCGGCGCCGCTCTCGTGGGTCCAGCGCTCGTCGATCAGGTCGGCGAGTTGCGTCCACACCGCATCGTGATGGGTCTCTCCCATCATCACGCGATGCTCGATCAGCCAGCATTCCTTGCCAGGTCCGTAGGCCCAGATCGACGCTTCGATGCGGTCTTTCTGGACGTCGGCTCCGCCCACCAGGAGCAGGCCACCGAGCGGTACGGTACCGATGCGGTAGTCCTCTCGACGTTCAACAAGGCGCTGCCAGTCGGGCGCATCGCCTTCCTCGACCCAGGCTTCTCCCAGTTCCGTGTTCTTGAAGGTCTTGATCGCGGATGCCGATCCAGACTCCTTGCTGACCGCGGCTTCCCACGCGGCAGCAATGTCGCGCCAGGCGCGCCAGCCGACCGGGCTGTAGAGCGATGACAGATGGAAGCCCGCAGTCTTGGCTGGAACCTCCGACATCGCGCGCCACTCGCCATGTTCGAGCATCCAGGTCTTGTGGTGCTCGGCAATGGCGGTGTCGCAGGACTCGCAGATGTACGCGGAGGTCTCCGGCGCACCCTTGTCCCAGCGCAGTTGTTCGAAGCGCAGCCATTGCCGGTGCGAGCAGTGCGGACAGGGCACGAAGTAGCGGCGCTGGTCACTGGCCTCGTACTCCCGTTCAATGGCCGAGGCCCCGGCAATGGTCGGGGTCGAGACGATGAAGATCTTGCGGCGGGCGAACGTGCGCGTGCGCGCTTCGGCCAGCGAGATCGCATCGCCTTCACCCTCGACGTCCAAGGGATAGCCGTCGACCTCGTCCAGGAACAGGTACCGCACCGGCATCGAGCGCAGTCCCACCGCGCTGTTGGCGCCGGTCATGACCAGCACGCCGCCGCGGAACTCCTTGGCCAGGATCGTGTTGCCCGAGTCGCGCGAGCGCGCTGGGGCGATCAACTCGGCCAGCACACCCGACTCCTCGATCAGCGGATCGATGCGCTGCTTGGAGTTGCGCTTGGCCATCTCGACGGTCGGCCACACCGCCATCATCGGTCCCGGCGCGTGGTGGATCACGTAGCCGATCCAGTTCGAGCCCATCTCGGTGGCGCCCAACTGGGCCGCCTTCATGAACACCACCCGCTCGACCGCTGAGGTCGGCGACAGGCAATCCATGATGGCTTTCAGGTACGGCGTGCGGCTGGTGCGCCAGCGCCCGGGTTCTGCAGAGGCCTTGCTCGACAGCATCCGGTGTCGATCCGACCACTCCGATACCGAGAGCAAGGGATCGGGCAGCATGCCTTCGCGCCACGCGCGTTCGAGTTCCGCCGCGCCGTCGTAGACCGAGTCGCTCATTCGACGCGCGGGCGCAGCTCGCCCAGCTCCTGCAGGTGGTCGCGCACGGCCGCCTCAAGGGCGACGTGCAAGGTGTGCGGATCAACGCCGAGCCGAGCCGCCATCTGCGCCGAGATGCGCGCGGGCCAGTTCAGCCACGCATCGCGCTCGGTACGCGCCAGTTTGAACACGTGCGCGATGGCCTGATTGCGGTCGACCAACTCGCCCTTGAGCCGAGCCAGTCGCACCTTGTTCGTCTGTGCCTTGACCACCTCGTTGACCGTGCGCGCCTGCAGCAACGACGCGCCACCGGTCGGCAGCGTGGCAGTGGCATCGCCAGTCGGCGCGCTGTCGGCCGGTACGGGCGCACGTGCGGCCTGTGCGCGCGTGCCCACGCGCGGCGCCTCGGTGTTGCGCGACCACTGCGCATCGGCGCGCGCGGCGTCGAGCGTGCCGTCGGCCTCTGGCGTGATGCGCCCCGCAGCGATGGCTTTGCGAACCGCGGCATCTGACACGCCACGGTGGCGCGCGTAGGCGCGAATCGACAGTCCCATCGGCCTTTTCAATCACGACAAACAGTTGGTGGGCATCGCCGCGCTGAAGGCATCTGAAGCCGCAATTCCTAAGCAAAACGCGCTTGGCTTCACCGCGGAACAGCGTGTTCATGTGTCCGGCAGCAAGCACATCCACCCCACCACGGAGCACCACCATGAACACGACAACCCGCGACCGCCAGGAGGTCGTCGACGAACTCGGCGAGATCCAGTCCCAGATCCTGGAGTTGGTCGAGCAGGCCCGCGCACTCCTGCGCAACAACGAATACCAGGGGGCGCTGATGCGCGCCGAGTCCTACTGGATCGCGCAGGTCATCACCGCCATCAGCAACAACCACGGCTACCTCGGCAAATCGATGGTGAGCCTGGAGGACACCATCGACGAGATCAAAGACGCCGAGGACGACGAGAACTGAGCGTCGCCGCCGGGCGGGTCCTCCCGCGCGGTCTGGCCATCAGATTGCGCTTGGCTTCACGTACGAACAGCGCGTTCATCACGCACCACACCCGACCCAACCACGGAGCAACACCATGAACACGAATCCACTGACTCCCGCCCAACACTTCATCCTGGCCGCAGCCATCGAGCACACCGACGGCCGCATCGAACGATTCCCCGACAACATCAAGGGTGGCGCGCGCAGCAAGGTGCTCGACGGCCTCTTCAATCGCGCACTGATCACGCCCAACGGCGAGGGTTGGTGCGTGGCCGCCGAAGGCTACGACGCACTGGGCGCGCCGCGTCCACGTGCCAACGCGCGGCGGATTTCCAGCTTCGAAGCCAAGCTGGATGCAATCATCGCGGCCGCCGAAAGCACGGACGCGCCGGAAGCCCATCCTGAGCCCGACCACGTCGGCCTCGAAGGCGAAGTTGCCACCGCCGAGGCGTCCTTCACGACCCCGGCCACGACGCCGCGCACGCGCGAGAACAGCAAGCAGGCGGAAGTCATCCGAATGCTCCGACGTCCCGAGGGCGCGACCATCCGCCAGATCTGCGAAGCCACCGGCTGGCAACAGCACACGGTGCGCGGGACCTTTGCCGGCGCCTTCAAGAAGAAGCTCGGCATGACCTTGACTTCCGAGAAGGCCACGGGCGCAGAACGGGTCTACCGCGCCGCCTGAATCAGCATCGGGAAGCCGGGCGAAAACGCTTGGCTTTCCGATTGAACAGCGCGTTCATGGGGTCGTTACCCCATCACTCGGAACCCCGCCATGACCACCAACGACCTCTTCACCCGCATCGCCCAGACGCATCTTTCCATCGACACCCTGGAGACGCGCCACCGCGACAGCCTGGACTTCCACGAGGTGGGCGTCTGGTGCGTGCGTGATGCCCTGCAGGCCGCCTACGACGCCGGCATGGCGGAAGGCCGCAAGAACGCGACGGCAGCGCGAGTTAGTGATTCCAAGCAATAGATGCTTGGCTTCGAACGCGAACAGCGCGTTCATGTCGCAACACCACAACAACCCCGGAGCACCCCATGATTGAGAACTTGAAAATCCGATTTGTCCGCAAGCCGCAGGACCTCGACGACGTGCTCGCGAGCATCCAGGGCGAGTTGGCGAATCGCATCGAGATCCAGGCGCGCAAGGCGCTGACCGAAGTCGAGTACGACGAGTTCGCCAGCACCCCACTTGCCGACCGCGAATGGCTGGCGGGACTGGGTGGCTACCTCGAAGGCAGCGGGCGCCGGGTTGTCGAGGTCACCGCGCCGAATCGCACCACGCTCTACGTCGACCCTTCCGGATCGTCCTACGGGCGCTACGTTGGCCTCCGCGTCGACTGAGGGCCCAAGCCATGACCAGCAACGTGGAATTTCATCTGCAGCAACTGCACCCCTTGGTCGGCGGCACCATCACCGCCTTGGCCCGAACCGGCCCCGGCGAAGACGCCTTCGACGAGGAGTTCTTCGGGTTGGTCGTCACGCTGCCGAACGGCCAGCGACGGACGCTGATTCTGTTGTCCGATGCCGAGGGTAACGGCCCGGGGAGTTTCGAGATCGTCGATTGAACGAGCTCAAACTTGTTCGAAGATTGTTCGGCAGAACGCTTGGCTTTGAGGTCGAACAGCGCGTTCATGGGCTCGTCGCCACCCGCCAACGCCAAGGAGTCCATCATGACCCAGACCGCCAAAATCCCCGCCAGCCGCAACGAAGGCTGGGGCCTGTACGGCACGCTGAACGAGCACGCCGAGGCCGCATGGCCATTGGCGATGACCGCCGTCGCCAAGGCCACAGGCGAGTCGCTCGACACCGTGCGCGCGTTCCTCGACAGCCGATTTGGCCGCCACTACGCCGACAGCGTTTTGGATGCTTTCGACGACAGCCGCAGCCTGCCAGACGCGATCGACGCCGCCACGCGCAAGTGGATGGCGTGGACGATTGATCGCCATACCAGCAGGAACTACGGCATCCCGCGCGGGCTGCCTTATCTCACGGGCTTCGTGGTCCATTGCGGAATCATCGAGGAG